GCACCAGATACCACGGCGCAAAGGTACTTGACCCTGCTATGTTCTGCTGAGTCTTTGGTGAATACCCATGTGCCCCGGTACTCATGCGGCATCACGCCTGCATCGTTGGTCTGTGACACCCATACCGTTGCAAAGACTTTTACATCCGCCCCGATAACACCGGAGGCAGCGAGGGTCTCCGCAAAGGTATTGCCCTCAATTGACTTGAACACATCAGATGCAGCAGCGTAAGCCACGGCATTAGTCTGGATGAACTGCGAGATTACTGTAGATTTGATTGACATGATGATTCCTGATTACATTGATGAACCAGAGGGAGAACTGTTCTCCCTCTATCAGCTGGAAGCCCCAACCGATGCCTCTATTGTACCATACAGGGCTTTTGCAGTAATCTCATGAACGTGGAAATGCAGTAATCTCAGACCCCACCATACCCCCAGCACCCCTTTGGGGCCAAGCAGCACCGCTCATACAACAACACTAATCCATAGCCATCTTTCCAATTTCTACAAAATCTTCACCAAATCGCCCACCCACCCCCCTTCCAAACAAAAGCCCCTACCCCACAAAAATTATAAAAAACCAACCCATACTATGTCTAATGTTAGACAAGTACCCATAAAAAAACCCCCCAGTGCGGGGGGTAAAGACAGGGTATGCCTATCAAGGAGAAGCAACGGAAACTACCGCTACTCAAAAAGAAGTGTACACTATTACGTACTGCCTATGTTTAACCACCTCATCAACGGGGAATACCACCCCGAAATAGAAAACACTCCCGCCGGGAGTGTGGTCACCCCTATTGCAAATCAAGCGGTCGCAGACATCATCGACGCCAAAGTTAAAACGGCAGATTGGTTAAAGCAGCTTGGCGCTATTCCAGACGAAGAGATTGAGACGGCTGCGGACTCGCAGGCGGTACGTGCGGCGTTTGCCACAATGGCTGCGGGAAGCCCACCCCAAAATACTAAGTTAGCGCTTACCAACATCAAGACACCTCAAGCGGTGCGGCATCTGGTGGGGATGTTGACTGCATACGATTGGGCTTTTGTAGAGCAGGCCAAAGAACTTCGCGGCTACGCCGTGTCACAGATACTTGAAGAAACCAAAAACCCGGACACCCGCTTCCGACTCAAAGCGCTGGAGATGTTGGGCAAGGTAACTGAGGTGGCGCTATTTACGGAACGTGTGGAGATTAAGAAAACCGACATGTCGGACAACGAGTTGGAGCAACGCATCAAAGAAAAGCTGAACAAGTTCATGCATGTGATCGACGTAGTGGATGTCCCAGTTAATGAACCTACAGACACTAACCAGCCTAAGTAAAGTGGAACTGGAAGCGCTCCAACGCGCTTTGCCGTCCATGTCCTTGCAGGACAAGATTGAGCTATTTGATGACTTGAGCATCCGTGAGCAACGCGCCAGACTGACCGCCGCCAAACTCAGCCCCTTGGGATTTGCCCAAGGTGTGTACCCCGGATTTAAGATCGGCCCCCACCACCGCAAGCTGGCAAAGATATTTACGGATGTGATTGAGGGCAACAAGAAAAGGGTGATCATTAACATAGCCCCCCGGCACGGAAAGTCTGAGTTCTCCTCATACCTGTTCCCTGCGTACTTTCTAGGCAAGTACCCAGAAAAGAAAATCATCATGGGCACGCACACTGCGTCCCTGTCCGAAGACTATGGCAGACGAGTGCGTAACTTGGTTGACTCGGAGGAGTATCATGAAATCTTTCCCAAGACCCTTATTGCCAGCGACCAAAAAGCCTCTGGCAAATGGTCAACTACCGCCGGGGGCCAGTACTACGCAGCAGGTGTTGGCGGAGCACTTGCGGGTCGCGGCGCTGACCTATTCGTTATTGATGACCCGCATTCGGAACAAGACATAAAGGTCAACAGCCGCTTGGCATTTGATACTGCATGGTCATGGTTCCAGACCGGGCCGCTACAACGACTGATGCCGGGGGGAGCCATTATTGTGGTGATGACCCGCTGGTCGCTGCTGGACTTGACCGGGCGGCTGCTTGACTACCAGACCAAAAACCCGGACTCCATGCCGTGGGATATTGTGGAGCTACCCGCCATCCTGCCTTCTGGTAAAGCACTGTGGCCTGAACAGTGGCCGCTTGAGTCGATGCTGCAGAAAAAAGCCAGTTTGGAGCCTCGGTACTGGAACGCCCAGTACATGCAGCAGCCCACATCGGACATGTCGGCTGTGGTCTCCCGTAAAGATTGGCGGGTCTGGCCCCATGACGATGCGCCCAAATGCGAGTACATCATACAGTCGTGGGACACCGCCTTTGAGACCAAGAACACCGCTGACTACAGCGCGTGCACAACATGGGGGATTTGGTACAACGACGAAGAAAACGGCTCCCCCCAACTCATACTGCTGGATGCGTTTAAAGACCGGATGGCCTTTCCGGAGTTGAAAGCGGTCGCGCTGAAACACTGGAAGGATTGGGAACCTGATAGTATTATTGTGGAAAAGAAAGCCGCCGGGTCACCCCTGATTCAAGAGCTTCGGGCAATGGGCATACCCGTGCAAGAGTTCACCCCCAGCCGGGGAAACGACAAGATGGTGCGGATGAACGCCGTAGCCGACCTATTCACTTCGGGTAAAGTATGGGCTCCAGACACCCGGTGGGCACGGGAAGTCATAGAAGAAATGGCAGCGTTCCCTGTGGGGGAGCATGACGACTACGTTGACACCACCACACAAGCGCTGCTGCGCTACCGCCAAGGTGGGTTTATCTCATTGGACTCCGATGAGAAAGAAGAGCCTAGAATATTTAGGCGCGGCAGACAAGCTGCATACTACTAAGGATACCGAATGGCAACCAGCAGCTTAGACTCGCGTACACAAGAGCAGCTTAGAGACGAGGGTGTTGACCCCAGCCGTTTAAAAGAACGCAAGATCCCAAGTAGGGAGCAGCCGTACACAAGCGCGGGTTTGCCATCTTTGCAGGTATTTGACACGCCTGCATTGCAAGGTACAAACACTGAAGCCTTTATGTTAGGCAGCAATCTTTATGCGGACTTTGACAAAAATCGCAGGCAGGCGCAGGCAGTATTTATGCGTCCAGACGCAAGGCCATACGCAATTGCTCACGAGCAGGAGCATTTGTTAGCGCGGCAAGGATTAGGCACACCCGCCGCGATTAACAGTAAATTTGATGAACTTGTAGGTAAAAAAAGTAGCTCCGTTCGGAACCGATTTGTTAAAGACGCCATAGGCGCTGCGGAACACCTCAAAACAAAGTACGGCATTGAGGACGCTTATTTTAGCCCCCAGATGTTAGAACAAGGCGGCACTGCGCTGTATGAGCAGTTAGCTTCGTTGGCTGGATACGAAGCAGCAAACAATGTAGACTTAACCAAAGACCCTGTTTTACGCAAAACGCTTTTCAAAGACAAAGAAGTGCGGGAGACGTACAACGCAATTACGGGGCTGCGCCAGACACGGCTGGATGCCCGAGACCTACCTCCTTATACTAGACAGTCTGAGCCTGCGGAACCGGGTGTGATAGACAAGCTAAGAAAAATGATTGGCTACGCTAATGGTGGCTACGTGGAAAACGCTGGCACGCATAAAATTATTTAAGAAAGCACTGACATGGCAACCAACATTGATAAAGCGTTGTACCAAGCCCCTATGGGTTTGGATGACATGGGTGAGGAAGCAATTGAGATAGAGATTGTTGACCCGGAGTCAGTGAAGATTGGCATAGACGGCATGGAGATTGAGATTGATCCAGATGCTATGAGTGAAGAGGATTTCTCGGCAAACCTTGCAGAGGAGATGACTGAGGGGGCCATGCAGACCCTGAGTTCTGACCTGACCTCAGAAATTGACAACGACAAAGCTGGGCGCAAGGATTGGGAGAAAGCCTACACAGAGGGTTTGAAACTGTTGGGCCTACAGTATGAAGAGCGCACAGAGCCGTGGAACGGTGCTTGCGGTGTGTTCCACCCCATGATCACAGAGGCGGTTGTGCGCTTCCAAAGCGAGACCATCACCGAGACATTCCCCGCTGCTGGCCCGGTGAAGACCAAGATCATTGGTAAAGAGACCAAGGAGAAGAAGGAGTCGGCGGTCAGGGTTCGGGAGGACATGAACTATCAACTGACCGAGAAGATGGTTGAGTTCCGGGCAGAGCATGAGCGGATGCTGTGGAGCCTACCGGCAACAGGCTCTGCGTTCAAGAAGGTGTACTACGACCCCAGCCTTGGCAGGCAGGTTTCAGTGTTTATACCAGCAGAAGACATCCTGTTGCCCTATGGGGCATCAGACATTCAGTCTTGCTATCGCGTCACCCATGTGATGCACAAGACCAAGAATGAGATATTAAAGCTGCAAGCCGCCGGGTTTTACCGGGAATGTGATATTGGTGATCCGACCAAAGAGACCACCGACATTGAGAAGGCCAAGGACAAAGAGACCGGGTTCAGCGATTTAAACGATGACCGGTTTACCTTGTATGAAATCCATGCAGACCTCGATTTAAAAGGATTTGAGGACACCGACAAAGACGGCGAAGAGACAGGGATCATGCTGCCGTATGTAGTCACCCTAATTAAGGGTACGGGCGAAGTTTTGGCAATCCGCCGCAACTGGGAAGAAGATGACGACCTCCGACTTAAACGACAACACTTCGTTCACTACCAATACATCCCGGGTTTTGGGGCTTACGGCTTCGGCCTTTTCCACCTCATTGGTGGGTTTGCGAAGTCGGCTACCAGCATTATGCGACAGCTTGTGGACGCAGGAACACTGTCCAACTTGCCGGGTGGTCTCAAGACCAGAGGACTCCGAATCAAGGGAGATGACACCCCCATTGCCCCCGGTGAATGGCGTGATGTAGATATTGGTTCTGGGGTCATGCGGGACAACATCCTGCCCCTGCCCTACAAGGAGCCAAGCCAAGTTCTCTACACCCTGCTGGGGAACATCGTTGAGGAAGGCCGTAGGTTTGCCGCCACCGCAGATTTAAAGATCAGCGACATGTCGGGGCAGTCGCCGGTAGGAACCACACTGGCGTTGCTGGAGCGCCAACTCAAGGTGATGACCGCAGTGCAGGCTAGGGTGCACGCTGCGTTTAAACAAGAACTGAAGCTGCTGGCCCGGATCATTGCAGACTACACCGACCCTGACTATTCGTACGAGCCAGAGGTGGGTGAGCGGAAAGCCAAGAAGGAAGACTACGACGATGTGGATGTGATCCCCGTTAGTGATCCGAATGCGGCTACCATGAGCCAGCGGGTTGTCCAGTACCAAGCTGTGATTCAGATGGCGCAGATGGCCCCTGATATTTATGACTTGCCTCAGTTGCACCGCAACATGCTGGAGGTCTTGGGAATTAAGAACGCAGAGAAATTGGTTCCCCTGCCAGATGACCAGAAACCAACAGACCCGGTGACGGAGAACATGATGATCATCAAGGGGGAGCCGGTCAAGGCGTTCTCCTATCAGGATCAGAAATCGCACATTGGCGTCCACATGGCGATGATGCAAGACCCGTCGATTACGCAGTTGATCGGCCAGAACCCCAAGGCTCCGCTTATTCAGTCCGCCATGATGGCGCACATTGCAGAGCATGTGGGGTTCCAGTACCGACAGCAGATTGAGCAGCAGCTAGGGATGCCGTTGCCACCTCAAGATGAGAAGCTGCCACCTGAAGTTGAGACCGCGCTGTCTGGGATGATGGCCCAAGCTGCTCAACAGGTCTTGCAACAGAACCAAGCCCAAGCGGCACAGCAGCAGGCCCAACAGAACCAGCAAGACCCGTTGATCCAAATGCAGCAGATGGAGCTTCAGATCAAGCAGCAGGAGTTGCAGCTTAAAGCCCAAGACTCCCAGATGAAGAACCAAATTGCCATGCAGCAGCTACAAGCTAAAAATCAACAAATGGCTCAACAAGCCGCTATGCAGGAGAAAAAACTGCTGGTAGACGCCACAACGCAGTCAGACAAACTAAAACTGGAGCAGCAGAAAGCCCAGTTGCAGAGCCAGCTTGCCGGGTTGAAAGTTGGGGCGCAGATACAGGACAGCAAAGCGAAACTGGCAGCGCAGCAACAAGAAGCTGGCGTCAAGATGGGTATTGATATTGCCAAGAGCAAATCACAAGACACGCAACAACCGAAAGCTCCGAAATGATCCAAGATTTTGTGCGGGTACTGCGCGAAAAGATTCGTACCGACATGAACAACTACGCCGATGACTTGGCGGGGGGTGCTTGTCGCAATTTTGAAGAGTACCAAAAACTCTGCGGGACTATTCAGGGTCTAGCTCTTGCAGAGCGCTATTTAATTGACCTTGCTGACAAAGCAGAAAGAGCCGATGAGTAATCTGATTCTTCCACCCGGCATTAGTTTGCCAAAAACTATCCGACCTAGGGAAAACCCTAGTGAAGATGCGTCTCAAGAAGAGAAAGCCACACAGTTGCCTGACCCCACAGGTTGGAAATTGCTGTGTGTCGTGCCTGATGTAGAGAAGACCTTTGAGAATTCCAGCATTGTCAAAGCTGATCCCTACATGCGGCAAGAGGAACACGCCACCACCGTGCTCTTTGTTGTAAAAATTGGCCCCGATGCGTACAAAGATCAGGTCAAGTTCCCCGGTGGTGCGTGGTGTAAGGCTGGAGATTTTGTTTTGGTACGTACCTATTCCGGTACGCGCTTCAAAATCTACGGCAAAGAGTTCCGTCTGCTTAATGACGACCAAGTAGACGCTGTTGTGCAAGACCCGCGAGGCTTAACTCGTGCTTGAGGAGTAAGAAATGACTGAAAAGTTTGAATTTCCTGATGAAATTGCAGCGAAAGCTGATGAAAGAGAGCTTGAGGTTGAAATTGAGGTTGTGGATGACACCCCAGCCCAAGACAGGGGCCGAGCAGCCCTTGACCGACCCGTTGAAGACCCTTCGGATGAGGAAATCAACTCATATTCGGACAAAGTAAAGGGTAGGATCAAGGAATTGACCCATGCCCGACACGATGAGCGCCGTGCCAAAGAGTCTACAATCCGCGAAAAGCAGGAGCTTGAGAATCTCGCCCAGCAACTGCTGACCGAAAACCGGCAACTGAAGGAATATGCCAACACCGGGGCTAAACAGTACGCAGAAACCGTAAAACATGCGGTGAGCGGTGAGCTTGAGACGGCAAGGCGTAACTACAAGGCGGCACAGGAGGCTTTTGATACTGATGCTATCATTGCGGCACAGGAAGCGCTGACAGATGCCAAGCTGAGAATGATTTCAGCAGAAAATTTTAAACCAGCCTCTTTACAAACGGCTTCAGATAGTGTACAAATACGGAAATCAGAACCTGTAGCAGTAGAACCTGATGACAAAACCTTGCGCTGGCAGGCAAAAAACCAGTGGTTTGGCGCTGCGGGGAATGAAGAACTAACCAGCTTTTCACTAGGGCTGCACCAAAAACTAGTGAATTCGGGGGTAGACCCCCGCTCGGATGAGTATTTTGAACGTATTGATGCCCGGATGCGGA